CAAGATTCGGTCGCCGCGAACGTTGACAAATCCGTCAGAATCATTATAATGTTACTTATATTTGTATTTGATCCTTTAGCGATCTTACTAGTGATAGCAGCTAATATGAGTCTAATGCAAAGACGAGGCGAGTCCATTACTTTTATAGGTGAAAAGGATTTAGAAAAACCTGAACAAGATTTTGGTGTTAAGGCAGAGGAACAGCCAACAACACCTGAGCCATTTGACGAGGAATCAGATAATTGGGTATCGGAAAAGTATGGCAAAGAATCTAAAATGGACAGCGTAAAGGAGAGCCGTTTGAAATGGCTCATTGATAACAAAACTCAATCGGAGTAATATTATGCCAAATGTAACACAATATCTAGAAACACGCAACGACGCAGAATGGCAAGGACAGGTTCACACCCTACTTGAAAAGACAAACTGTAAGTTCGTATTCCACAAAGCCAATGGCGAGATTCGACACATGGAATGTACTCTCATGCCACAAGCTATCCCAGAGGTAACGACACCTCGCACACCCAACCCAAATATCATTACGGTATTCGACACTCAAATCAGACAGTGGCGTACCATTAATTGGGACAGGATCATCGGATTTAAGGTACTTTCCCCGCTAGACTCCTAAAAAGATTTTCTATTTTGGTTAAAAAGTGCTTGACAAATGACTTTTTATGTCTTATAATTATTATTATGAATTACACTAAAGGAGTCCTTTTATGGCACAAGCTAAGAAAAAACGTAGCATGTATTTGCTCACAGAACCAGACTGGAAAAAGATCCAGACTCTCACTAACCCTGATGAACTAGACAAGGCATACAAAGATGCCATGTATTTCATTCACTATGAAATCGGCGACAAGCAATGTATTGTCGCATTCAAAGCATGGATGAAGGATGCCTCAGGCTGGGACGCTGAGACACAGCGTCAGCTAAATAAACTCCCCGACTATAACTTTAGGTCCTCAGGACAAAGTTGTTATGTCTGGAAAAAGACTGGGTACTTACCTGCTAATGTAGAAAAGTACATTCGGGATAAGATGCCAGAGCAACTCGAGAAAGCTAAGAAACTAGTTGAAATAAAAGAAGAGATTGCAGCTAAGCCTAAGGTGGTTAAAATTAGGCAGAACTTACCTGACGCTTTAGAGTATGTTGAGATTGGTGTTGAACATATCCTAGATGGTAAGAAAACACCTAGCCTCAATCAACTGGAATCGTTTAAACTTAATCAAGCTGAGATTAATGAGTTCTTTGAGATACTAGACAAAGAGCGAGGCGAGTTTGAAGAACTTACCCGTGTTCGTTTAATGAAGAACCGTAGCGATTGGGACGAACAGCTAGTCGAAGGCTATTCTAACATTAAGAAGTCAACGACTAAGGACTTGATTGCTTGGTACAATGACGTAGCATCGTTCATTATGAACATTAAACAGACTAAGAAGATAACACGCATTAGACGTAAGAAGCCTACTGATAAAGCTAAGGTTGTAAAACGTCTAAGGTACTTACAAGAGTTTAAGGACTTGGATATCAAGTCTGAGAACCCCGTAGATATTATCGGAGCTAGTGAAGTATGGTACTACGATGTTAAACGTAAGCGCCTAGGTGTTTACAAGTCAGAGTTCTCGGGTGGTTTAGGTGTTAAGGGTACGTCAATAGATAACTATGATGTCGACTCTTCCTATGAGAAGACTGTGCGTAAGCCTGATGAAGTGTTGGCAATGTTTAAGAAAGCTAGGGCTAATGGTTTACATAAGTTTATGAATGACGGTATTAGAGGCAAGAAGATGATAGTCCGTACAAGGCTACAACCTAATTCCGTATTGTTGAGGATCCTGACATGATAGTAGTTGACTTTAACCAAACAGCAATTGCGAATTTCATGGCAGAGATTGGAGGACGCAATAATAATAACATAGAGGTAGACTTGCCATTGTTACGGCACATGATTATCAATACAATCCGTTCCTATAAGGTTAGGTTCGGTTCAGAGTATGGTGAGATGGTGCTGGCAATGGACAACCGTAGGTACTGGAGACGAGATGTGTTTCCTCATTACAAAGCACATCGTAAGAAAGGCCGCGATGACAGTCCACTAGATTGGCCCGCAATCTTTGGTGCTCTTAATATTATCAGAGACGACTTATCAGAGTTCTTTCCTTACCCTTGTATTGACGTAGAGGGTGCTGAGGCTGATGATGTTATAGGCACACTTGCTGAGTATTCGCAGACTAAGGGTGAGCCACAGGGTTTGTTTGATGAGATAGAACCTGAGCCTTTCCTAATTATCAGTGGTGACCATGACTTTAATCAATTGCAGAAGTACAAGAATGTCAAACAGTACGCACCCGCATTTAAGAAGTGGGTTAAGATTAAAGAGTCAGCAGATCAAGTTCTAATGGAACATATCATTACAGGCGACAAAGGAGACGGTGTACCTAATATGCTATCACCTGATGATTGCTTTGTAACAGGCACACGCCAACGTCCCATTAAAAAGAAACTGTTAGCTGAATGGAAAACTAAGCCGCCTGAAGAATGGGTTGTCAACTCTGAAATGGCACACGGTTTCAATCGCAATCAGTTGTTAGTTGATTTGTCCAAAACGCCACAGGAGATTAAAGATAGCATTATAAATAGTTACGAAGCTCAACAAGGCGGAGATAGAAGTCAGTTATTAAACTACTTCATAAAAAATAAAATGCGTGGTATGATGGATGTCGTTACAGACTTCTAGACAATGGAGACAACATGAAAAAATTTAGACAAATTAATGAAGCCTTTGAATATGTTATTAAAGGCGCAGACAAAGCAGAGAAGTTAGCAAGGCTCAAAGAGTGTGGAGCAGGCAATCAATTGATTGTTCCTATATTTAGAATGGGCGTCGGTGCTGAGAAATATGACTTTGGAGTACCCGAAGGTGTGCCTGAGACAGTGAAGTTTGACAAGGACATTCCAGAGGGAATGGGACAAACTACAATGACACTGGAGTGGCGTAGAATTAGACAATTCTTTACACCTGGTTCTAACCTTAAGAACCTCCCACCCTGGAAACAAGAAGCGAACTGGCTACAAATCTTAGAAGGGCTACACATGAGCGAGGCGAAGATCCTTACTCACATTAAAGACGGAACACTTCTAAAGGACTGGCCTGACTTCGAACCTTTGCTAAAAGACTTAGGTATTACAGAATACAACAAACCGGTTACTAAGAAAAAAACAATTCGTAAAAAGAAAGCAGCATCTAAGTAATGATAGGCTTCTGGTATGAGGATGACAGACTAGCTGCCTACGAGACTGCTAACAGGCTGCCTAAAAGCGGACTAATGGTAGAAGTGGGTTCCTTCCAAGGCAAAAGCACTTGCGACTTTGCTAAGGCTCTAGGTCCTGGATGGAGAATCCATTGTATTGATAAGTTCGAAGGCATACCTCAAGCTATACCACTTGGTGTAACAATGAAACAGGCTAGAGAGCACCTAGAAAAAACAGGACAGGATGCTGATTATCTGTTATCACCTGAAAGACTGGAACACATTAAACAATTTGTATGTACCGGCGAAGAGCAATTAGAAAACTTCTTTAAGAACGTATCCGACTATCCCAACATAAGCGTAGAGATCACTACCTTTGATAAGAATTACATCTGGCGAGAGATGGTTGATTTTGTGTTTTGGGATGCTAATCACGAGTACTGGGCAGTTAAAGAAGGATTAGAATACTGGCATGCTAGATTGAAGCCTGGTGGGCTAGTAGCTGTTCATGACTACTCGGACAATTGGCCTGGAACTAAGAAAGCCGTAGAAGAATATTGTGAGAAATATAATAAAGAGTTTTCAGTGTGGAGTGGTGCAGGATACGCTTTAATCGTCGATAGGGAGTAAAACGTCTGGCTTGTAAGGATCATAATAAACCCCAGGTTGCCAACCTTCTGGTATAGGTTTACTTACAGGTATTCTAGTTCTCTGATTGTCAGGACCACACACCCATTTAGTTTTCTCTCTTGCATGAAACAGCTCTGACATTGTTTCCCTAGTCTTTACAGAGTGACGTCTGTT